GTAGTTGAACTAGCTTCTGAATCAATATTCAAAGCAACTCCATTTCCGTTCTGGTCAATAAATAGTCCGTTACCAGTTCCTGCATTTGTTATTGTTTGAGTTCCAACTGTCGCAAGTATTCCAGTTAAAGTTCCACCAGTTAAAGGAAGATGTCCAATTCCTGAATAAGAAGTGTTTGCAACTATCTCATCCCATTTAGCTTTTGTTAAAAGTCCAGCCCTGGAAGTACTTGCACTTACTAAAGTTGCATTTGTACCATCACTAGAATTAACATCAACTGTTGTAGTAGTAGAAGTTCCTTCACTTAAATTTGTAGTAACATTTGTATCTTTTGCAGTATTCAATCCAACTGCAGTAGTAAAATCAGTATTAGGTACTACACTTAATCCTACATCAGCTTTTGTAACTACATGAGGATTTCCAGTAACAAGACCTCTGTGAGTATCATTTAAAGGAATATTAGTTTGAACTAATCCTAGTTCAGTATCAGTTAAGTGGTTTCTTTCAGTAGCAGATCCACCTTGAATATCTTGTAAATTATTATGTTGAATCGCATCAGCTTCAGTTCCAGCTTCAAACTCGGAACTGCTAGAATTGTAAATTAGTAAGTCATCATCGTTAGGGATAAGACTATCTTTAACATCTTTTAAATCTCCTAATTTCGAAACACTTGGTCTTACTACTACCATATTTATTTTTTCTTAACAAACATTCTCTTCTTTGTAACAGTTTTAACTGCTTCAACTTTCTTTTCAACTACTTCTTCGAGACCTTCAAATTGAGAATCTAATTCAACTACCTCATTAGAAGCAATTGTAATCCACTCTTTGTTAATCTTTAAATTTATAGCTTTTCCTGTTATGTTTTTATATTTCATTTTAAGCTGTTTTTATTTGTGCTACAAACACTTGATTACTATGTTGCCAAACCTTAACAATATCTCCATCAACAATATTAAGAGATTCAATTTTAGTTTTCGCATCTGCAGAATTTCCTGCACTGAATGTTACAATTGTTGTCGTTCCTGCTGCCATTTTTTCTTTTTATACCTCATAGTTAATAAAAAATAAAAAAGAATCTAGTTTCCTAGATTTCCGTATAAAACCAGAGTAACTGCTAAATCAGAGGTATCAGTTCCAACTAATTCAATAGTTGCCACTGCTCCACTCCAAGTTACACTTACAACTTCATCTGTAAGACCTGCAACATTTAAAGTTGCCTGAGCAGCTGCAATCTTTGCAAATTTTCTGCTAGTGTAAGTTTCCTCATCACTTGCAGTTAATCTTACAACTTCTATGTCTGGTTGGTGTATTTCTAAACGTGCATCAACTGTTGCTTCTGCCATTTAAAATTACCTACCAATCACAGTTAAGTTGTGGATTCCTGTTACAATTGTTCCTAATGTAATTATTCCAGTTGCTGGTGCGAAAGTTGCTGCAACAACAGCTCCTGCATCATCTTCTGAAACTACATTATGGATTCTGCTCATTACTACATCTGCACTATCAGATTTCAAATCAATAGTATCTCCAGTTGCAGCAGTAGCAGGTGTTTGGATAGTTAAAATCATAATTTCTCCACACACACCTTTATTAACAGTGCTTGTTCCTAATAATTCAGTCATTTTTCATTTCCTCCTTATGCGATTCCATACATTTGAGAGCATGAAGCTTCGAATGTATTAACTACTGTCAAGTATTCCTTCAATAGGTATACATATCCATCTTGGTCAGTGTATTTTTCTTCATAAGTTAAGTCTTGTAAAACTGCCATGAAGATGTATCTCATATCTAAAAGTAAGATTCTTTTTGCACTTGCTCCAGTTGGCATAAATTTATCACGGATAAACATTACGCCGTCGAAGTCAAAAGCATCTGGAATACCAAATCCTAAAACTCCTTGAGATGGATTAGTTACTTGCCTTTGTAAGTCAAGTAAAAGTCCTTTAATATAGTTATGAGTTGTTGCATCAGTAATTGCTACTGTTACCATACCATTTGCATTGTAAGTAGTTGCGAACTCTGCTCTGATTCCAGGAAGAGTTGGGTAACCACCAGACAAGTTAGTAGTATTAGTAGTGATTTGCTTAATCATACCATTTGGTTCAAATATGTTAGTTGAAGTATCTCCATTAATTAATGCATCTTCTTCAGCTTCATATATACTATCAGTTTTAACACCTAAGTCAAGTTGAGTTGGGTCAATAAATCCTCTCATACCTGCAATTGCTGGTCCTGAGATTAAACCTTTAGCATATAAGTATTTAATTGGTAAACTTACTCTGTCGTATGAATCTTCAACAACTGCAAGGGATTGATTTTCTCCTGCCCAGAAAGCTCCACCTTTTGAAGTTAGAGGAATGTAATCGTAAGTTAAACCTTTTACAGCTCTTCTTGCTACCATATTTCTCAAAGGAGTTTCTCTAATTGTTCTATTCACTACATTTGGATCTGGGTAAACTGGCACTAGTGCTGTTCCCGCAGTTCCTGCTCCACCTGTTTGACTATCAATAGAAGCTTTCGCTATATCTAGTCTTTTATCAACTTTAGTAATCGGATTAAAATATTCTTTTGACATTCCACCAAAGTTGTCTTTGCTGATTTCTCCAGCGTTGAATCGTGAGTTACACTTATCAATACTAAAGCCATCTTCAAATGATTTATACATTGCTTTCATTTTTAATTACCTATTCTCACGAAAGGAAGTTTACCTTCAGAATATGCTTTTGCTGCAACTTCTTCGTTGTTTACTTCTTCGCCATTGTTACCTTCATCAGCAAATTTTTGCTTTTCGATGGATAACTTTTTCTCTGTTTCCAAAGCTTTTTCTGCATCAGCCATTTTCTTGTCTGTTGCTTTTTTAGCTTCTTCATCTTCTTTTTCTTTTTTCTTTTTCTCGTCTTCCTTATCACTAGCAGCTTTTTCAGAGTCTGCAAGTTTTTTAGAAAGTTCAGAAATTTCAACGTCTTTTAATTCAAGTTTCTTTTCAAAGTCTAACTGTTTTTCAACAACAGATTTCTCAATAGCTGAATCGACATCTTTTTGTGTAAATTCTTTTTCCACTTTGTTTGCCTCGTTTGTTTTATAACTTTTAGCAACAGCCATAGCTCGTCCATGCTTATTGCTTGGAATAGCTACAAAACTTGCTTCTAGTAATTCTAATTGTGTAAATGTTCTTACTGACTTTCCACTTACTTTCTGATCTTCATATTCTTTAACGATAGCACCGATAGAAATTCCTATCTCAGCACCTTCATCAAGCATACCTTTAATTGCTGCTGCATTAGGATTAGATAAGAAAAATTTTGGTTCTGCAACTAATGCTGTATGTCCATCTATCTCTACAATTCTTTTATTTTCCCAGCAGCATACTTGATTTAGAACTTTATTTTCATGGTCAATAAGACCAGCAGTATAACCAGATAAAATATCAGAATTTTGAAAAGCAGATTTTCCAACTCTTTCTCCGTCTCTGTCCATAGAAGTATCTGAAAGAACTGCTAAGTAATTTCCTTTTGTTTCTTTTATGATTGGAGCAAACAACTCAGTTTTGAAAGGTTCGTGTGTTGCTTTTTCTATGTTCATGTTTTTATAATTAATAAATATATATTTAAATACTACTTGGAAATTGTCTCAAAATGCATGGTAGACCTGCAATTTGGATGTGCTCCAGGAGTCATAAATGCTTTATGAGTTTCTGGGTCTATGAATGGGTCGTCAAGTAATTGTCTTTGTCCTTTAAGTCTTTGACAAATTGGAGAAGACCTGCCTTCTTCATAAGGTGCTGTGTCCCAAACTTTAACACCTGCAAGCTTAGTCTCTTTGTAACCAGTTAGTTTTCCCTCATTAATAATACGATTAGTTTCAGTTCTTGCAATCATGTTTGCTCTCCAGTCTGAGAATCCATTAAACTCTTCATTTATTTTTGCTTTTATATCTTTTAATGATGTATTTTCACTAATTCCTTTTTGAACAGCTTGGATAACTTTTATTTGAACTTCCTTTGTAACTCCTTTAATTCCTGGCCATTTCTTTCCATTAATAGTATAACCATCAATTTGTTGAGAAGCCAAAACATTCATTTTGTTTTCATAAGAATCTGTAAAACCTATGTCAATATTGGTTTCAGTTTCGGCAGATGTCATTCCTTTAACAAGGTCTATCTTAATGTATCTTCTAACTTGTTTTCCAAAAGCTAAAGTGTTTACTCCATTAAATAAATCTTGCAAGAAAGTTCCGATGTTCTTCTTAACATAAGCTTTGTCCACTTGATCAACAGCTCTTAATATTTTTGTTTGCAAAGTATCAAAGAACTTTAATAAAAAATCAGAGTAATCTTTTGCTTCAATAACAATATCATGCCCAGCATCAATTTCAAAACCTTTTTTATATTCTTCTTGTTCAAGCTCTAAAATGGGTTCTTCTTCGTCTGGTTCAAGTTGCATAGTTCCTGAGCAGTAATTTGTTACAAAATCATTATAAACCTCAATCGGATTCAATTCATTTAACTCAGCAAATGTATTGATTTTTTCAAAATCCATTCTCGTTGTGTACATTATCTCTTCCTGGCTTCTAATGATGAATTTAAATCCTGATGGATTCACCATGCAATGTATCGTTGGATAATAACCTCTTTTATGTTCAAGATTTAACTTGTCTTGAAATATTCCAAATTCTAATTCTAACATTTTCTCCATGATAACCATCCTCCAATTCTAACTCCCCAGAACATAAAAAATGTCCTAACAGGAGAAGCTCCACACCTTACTGCAAGACTGAACATAATTAAATCAGCATTAGCTCTTGTGACACCTATAAATTTTTTATTTTTATTAATGTATCCATGAAATTCATATAAAAAATCATGAACAACAAATGCAAGATTATCTTTTCCCCAGACTCTCACTAACCAATGCAAGCATCTTGGAACACTTGCACCATCATATCTAAAATTTTTAGGAATAAACATAAGTTTTTTGTTTGGCAATGTTATAAGTAGGCTTCTAACTAATCTAAAAGGTTTTTTTCTCTCAGGAAGTATTTCAACTACTATTTTATTCATTTTAATTTCTCCATAAAAAATTAACTAACCACATAATTGCACCACCAAGTCCTGCAGATACGAAAGCGACAAAGCCTATTATTGTTTTTGCTTGGACTCTAAACATAGTGTTTTCTTTAACTTCATTGCGAACTTCTAATACTACTAACTGTGTTCTGATATCTGCATCAGATGATTCTTTTCTGAAATCTTTTATCTCTTGAAGAATTTGTCCGATTTCTCTTTCTTTATTGCATACGTGGTTTGCCATCTTTTTCTTTCCGTTTTAACATCAACACAATGTCTTCTTGAACATCTCTAGTTGGTGTAAAACTCTCACTATTAATTACTAATGTAGGAGAGTAAATTTCACAATTCAAATCACATCTGATTAAATCACAACCTTTACAAATTCCTTTGTTTCTATATTCACAGTCGTAGTTTTTATTATAACTCATTTTAATTTGTTTTCTATCGTACTTGTTACTCGTAATGGTTTAACATTAAATATTGGTACTTCTTTGTATCTTGGGCAATCTAAATTATTTGGATGATGTTCTTCATAATCTATTTCACAATTTTTACATTGTCCAATAAATCTATACAAGCAGGTTCTGTTGTAATTAAGCATCGATAGCATCTGCAAACCAATTAAGTTCTACTGTAACTTCTTCGGCTCCTTCGACAACAATGTTACCTTCGTCATCTTTCTCTTCTAAAATTGCAGGGAGGGTTTCTAATTTACTCTCTTTTATCGCAGTATAAACTTGTTCTCCAGTTAAATAAACACCATCAACAGGTTCAAGTCTAGTTCTTTCTAAGAAACCCTTTCCTGCTTCTCTTGTTGCTTTGTCTTTGAATAAACTCATAACAACCATTGTCTTTTTAATCATCATATTGTTGTGCGTTTCTGCAACCCAATATTCTCCACTCGTACCATTGTTTAATTCTTTTATTTTTATTAATGCCATTTTATTCTCTAATCACTTGCTTCTGTTAATGCTGTTATTAAACCATCTTTTATTGTGATTGTTCCATTTGTTGATGTTCCAAGTCCCATTGTATACTTATGTAATTTTAAATGGCAACTTCTACAAAGAGTTATTCCATTGTCAACAGAAAACCTTAATTCAGGAAAGTCTGAAAACAATTTTAGATGGTGTGCAACAATGTCTTTTTTACTACCACATAACCTACATTTATATTTATCTTTTTTATAAACTTCAATTCTCCAAATTTTATATTCTAAACTATGTCTTATTTTATCATTTTCTGTTGATATTCCGCCTTTCCAATTCCAGTTATTTTTGCCAGTTATATCTAGTCTTTTTTTGCCAAGCCAATAACCTTTTTTTCCTAAATGAGATAGTCTAATTTTTTCTTTTGCTAATTTAGTATGTTTTTTTCCTTTCCTTATTGAAACACAACCTTTTTTAAATTCTGTTTTTGGTGAAAGATGTATTCCTTTTATTCCTTTAAAAGGTGGGATATGTCCTTTTTTAAATTGTCCTTTTTTATTTCTCATTTAAGGCACCTGTCCAAGAGAAGTTACTATACCATCTTTAATTGTCATTGATGTAACTTGCCCACTTGTTGCACCATCATTATAAAAATTATAAGTTCCATCTGAAACTGCACTTGTTCCGTCTGCTGTTTTATGTTTTCCTAAAACTTCAACAGCTTTAATATTTCCTAAAACATCGACTATACCAGTCCCAACTTCTTTAGGGTTGATATTTAAATCTGTACCATCATATGAGATTGAAGCATCATCTCCAGCACCGAATAGTAGCTTCTGATTATCTGCAATAAGTTTTACATTCCCAGTCAAACTCCAATCTGTTCCATCGTGTTGTGCTTTGATTGCTCCAGTACCATTTGCAAGAATAATATTATTAGTCAAACCAGCA